CAGTCTGGATCTTTCGGGAAATTCATATCGGCATAGCAAAGACAAGTTGTGAACCCAATGGTTTTGCACTTGTTCAAATCAGTAAAACGAAGAGAATTTAACTTCTCATATACTTTCATTCCACGAAATGCCGTGGAGGTATTGCAAATCTACTCAATCATAAACTTGCTGAAACATCACGCCCACCCCAAAAGATCACAGGGCAGCGGAAGATTTCTTGATTATCCAGCAGAATTTCAAATCGACTTCTTGAATCAAGATGGAAGAGAGAACCCTTACCTTCCGAGAATTCTCAAGTGTGCATTGAAAGACATCAAGGTTAAGTATGGCGATGAAGCAGTAATGTCTACTTTCTATGATGAGCAGGGACCAATTCCCACGAAAATCGTCATGGATCTCTCGTTTAGCGAACTCGAAATACTTACTAACGACCGAATGCCATGGACGGGCGGCGGCGCAGTCTATCAGCCATAAGAAAAAAAGAACATGGGATATTTCAATTTCCTACCCAACATTTTGTACCGTGATGAGTTTGGCAACAGCATTGTTGTCAAGAATATTATTACACGGGGGCAAATACTTGATGTACTCAAAGAATCTGCCGCAAGTGCTGCTGACTATAGAATCAGAGATGGCGAAAAACCAGAGACTCTTGCACAAAGAGTATATGGTCGATCAGATTACCATTGGTTGATTCTTCTTTTCAACGAAATTGTCAATCCATATTTTCAATGGCCCTTGACGATGAATGAAATGGAGCATCACATGAACAATGTTTACTTGGGATCTGCTCTTTTTATTCATCCCAATTCAATGTACGACACCGATACCAAATCTTCTTTCGATAGAAGACTCCCGCATCTGGAAGTTGGTGATTACATTGAACAAGTAAACAAACTAGGACAGGTTCTTGCGACAGGAAAGGTAAAATCTTGGGATCCTGATTTGTATAAGATAGTTGTTGAAAAGACAAGTGGAAAATTTGATCTGATTGGCGCAGCAGCAGCGTCCAAGAATATTTACATCGGTGATCCCAGCGAACTTGATTTGGATATAAGAACAAGAAACAGAAACGGGAAGATCATTTCTTTCCCACTAGTTCGTTTCGTAGAAGACAACAAATATGCCATCCACCATTTTCAGAAAGAAGATGGGGAAGTCATATCCCCCCATTTCAAACCAACTCCAACTGCATCTATGATTGATCGATTCGTTTTGGGCAAAGTTGAGTATTTTGATTTGGGTGTTGACTCAAGCGGAGAAAGCCTAGGATATGCAAATATTGTGACAAACATACAATATGAAGAAGCAAAAAACGATTCAAAGAGAAAAATCAAGGTAATGCGTCCGGAATACATTGACCCGGTGTTGAGAGATTTTAGAAGGTTGTTCACAACCACCGCATAAGGATAAGAATGGCTCAAGCAACGCCAGACATGATGATGAAACCAGGAGATGTGGTCATAGACGAGATCACATTGCGGTCTTATTCTGGATTTACTATGAGCGTCAAGGGATTATTTCATCAGTTTGTAATCTACGAAGACATCTTTTCCAACTTCATGTCGGGATATATTATCCTGATCGATTCGCAAAATCTGGCGAAGAATTTTCCAATCATTGGAGCGGAAACTTTGACGATCAGTTACAAAACTCCCTTGGGTACTAGCAATCCGGTTCGTTTAGTTTTCAGAACCTACAAAATATCAGTACAGACAGAAACCGCCCAACAAGTTGGACAAATGATTAGACTTGAATTTGTTTCGCATCATGCGATTAAAAGTATGCAAACAAAGGTATCAAAGTCTTTCATCAACATGCCGGTTTCTAAGATGGTGGAAAACATCTTCAATGAATATTTGGCAATAGACTATTCGGAAAATGATGGTGCTATCAATAACAACGATATCGCTAGCAAAGTTGGACGAATGGTAAGCAATTCCAATTCGCCTTTGCAAGCATCTAAAGGTGGTTTTGAATCTCAGGTTGCAGCCGCCTCGGGTCTGACAAAAGACAATCTAGCAAAACAAGAGGATCAGGGAAAAATTGGGCTAAAAACGGTGGTGGAGACATTTGATTCTCGTTCATATGTCTTACCATACTGGACACCATTCTATGCCATCAATTGGCTTGCACACCGAGCGAGAGCAAAAGAAGATACAAGTCTTTGTGACTATGTTCTTTTTCAGAACTCTGATGGGTATCATTTTGCGCCAATATCGAAGTTAAAAACGCTAGAGCCTGCTTTCACATACACAAATTTTCCTCCAGGGTTTAGAGACAATCAAGGGGAGAGAATGTTTCTTGCAGAAATGCGTAACATTCATTCCTATGTCATTGAAAATAAGACAGACAAAATCAAAGAGCAGAGCATTGGAATGCTTGCGTCCGCACTATTGACTCATGACATAACAACGAAAAAATGGAACACGACACATTTTACCTATGATAAGTCGTTTAGAAATGAAGGAAATAGTGTGGATCGATATCCAATTGTTCCAATAGAAAAAACGGATTATAGTAGTGCTGTCGAATCACATCTTCGTTTTTACCCTAAGAGTACATTTACTATGGAGGGGAAAACTGAAGTTAATGATCCGAATGAAATCGTCTTGTTGAGGCAATCTTTGCTTGCTCGTATAAACTCCATCAATTTAATTGCTTCATGCTATGGTGATACGAATGTAAAAGTTGGGCAAATAATTGACTTCAGGACAGAATCAAAAGAATCCACAAAAAAACAAGACAAGTTTGAAGACGATTACTTGAGTGGAAGATATTTGCTCACGGCGATAAAGCATGAAGTTACAGATAGAGAACACCTGATGACGATGACTCTATCAAAAGACTCCCATGCCGAACCGATTGCTGATGTCAAGAAATCAGAACTGTCTGCGGAGAATCCATAATGGCAAACAGCGATCCTATGCGTTCAGATTTCATGGGGAAAAACGGCTTCATTTGGTGGCAAGGAGTTGTTGAAGACATCTATGATCCTCTGAAATTGGGAAGAGTTCGTGTTCGTGTGTTGGGGTGGCATACTGACGATAAGTCTGATATTCCTACCAAGGATTTGCCATGGGCACATGTTGTAATGCCCGTCAATAGCACATCCGTTTCAGGAAAAGGATGGTCTCCTACAGGACTGGTGCAGGGAACATGGGTGATTGGATTCTTCAGAGATGGGCAAAACTCACAAGAGCCTGTCGTGCTAGGAACAATAGGCGGAATCAACACAGTAAATATCCCAATTCCTGATGTTATTGCACAGGTTGGTAGTAAAGAGCAACTTGCTAATTGGGTTCAATCCAAGCAAGCAGAAGTCCTGCAATCGATTGAAAAATCAAAAAACGATGTCGGTATCAAACCATATCAGATGATGAAAAACCCGACAGTTGATACGATTCGTGGATTTTCAGATCCCGAGGGGTTGTATCCGCTTATTTCTAGAATGGGAGAAGCCGATACGAATCGTCTTGCAAGAGGCGATGATCTAGACAATACAATCATCAAGAAAAAGAATGATTCTCTTGAATATTGTCCGGTTGCGCTTTATGGTGATTGGACAGAACCAAAAAGTCCATACGCAGCAAGATATCCTTTCAATCATGTCTATGAATCACAGGCGGGGCATGTAATTGAGTATGACGATACTCCAGGTGCAGAGAGAATGCACTTCTATCATTGTTCGGGTTCATTCACCGAAATACATCCATTAGGCAGCGAAGTTCACAAAGTTGTCGGAAACGCATGGGATATAACTCTGAACGACAAAATGATACTTGTCAAAGGAAACTGCTCTTTCAATGCGAACAAGACATTGAAGATTCTTATGGGCAAAGACTTGGAGATTGAGGTGTTTGGTGATACGAAAATGCTTACCCGTGGTGACATGACATTGGATGTTGGTGGCAATTTCTTGCACAAAGTGGGTGGAACATACACATTGGCAAGCGAAGGGAACATGGTCATGATTGCGCCAAGAATTGACTTGAACCCCGAAGGAGAAAATGCATCCTCAATCAAGACATTCCTTGATAAGGCTCGGTCATTTGTGAATGGCATGATTCAAAAAGTCAGCGGGGTTCAGTCAACGAGTGAAATACAAGTTACTAAACCAACCCCACCGACAAATGAAGAAGTAACCGCTATATTTGCAAAAGTTGAGGGCAGAGTTCAATACAGAGCAACCATAAACGATGAATGGAAACCCGCCCATGTTGGCGATCCTTTGCTTGCAGGATATGAAATTAGAAGCGGTCTGAATTCATATGCAGTTCTAAATGTTACGCAGGGCAAGAAATCTGGAACACTTACTATCAATTCTGGTACTGTGGCTAAAGTCCCCAATGAGATATCGGAAAACTCCAATGAGGCAACAAAAATCGGTGTTACTACAGGAAAAGCAGATTTCAAAGTAGATGAAGTTGGCTTCTCAAACGATTTTAGGGTAATTCCTCCATCAAATGTTTTGGGTGTTAGGGGGTAACATATGTCTTTCAAGAAACCAAACTATTCAGTACCTGTTGCTACCACAAAAGGAAATACAACATCCGGCAATTTTTACTCGGTGGATGAAACTCAAGCGTATTTTGCTGACGAAAACGAAAAACTCAAATCCTATACGACACTAGCAGCAGATCAAAAACCAACAGTCGCCTCTTCTGAGGCAGTCAGTATTCGTGGAATGGTCAGTACTCCTGTTGCGACCAATTTCGAAGATTCGAAGAAGTCGATGAATGAATTGGCAAGTAAAAAGGGAGATTTGGCTAAACTCAATGAGAAGGAAAATATTGATATCTGTCCGTTTCTCAGCGGCATTCCTGATCTAAACATCCCACCAGCATCGTTTAAGCCTTTTGGATTGCCGTCTGCTGATGAAATTATGTCAGCAATCAACGGTGTTACTTTGTTGGCTCTTAAGTTTCCTTCCGATATATTAACGGGCGTATTTGGTGCTGCTGGAGATTTTGTATCCGATCTTGCTGCGGATTTGCAGGGGAGTATACCGACAATTACTTGCGGAAAACCCAGTAAAACTCCGGCAGAGGAACGGGAAGAATTATTACAGGAGCAAGCAGAAAAAATAGCCATGGGTTCGGGATTTGATACGGCTGAAGCACAAGAGGTTGATTTGTCTGTTCCCGATCCAACATACGGAACAAAACCAAACATTGTAATAGATTCTCCGGATGTTACAGTTCAAAGTTTGTCCGATGAACTTGATGCAGGAGAATTCTAATGCCAGCCTCAATGACAGGACAGTATCCAATAGAATACTACTATCCTGAAGGTTTTGGTGAAATTAATTTGGTTGACCAGGATGAAACAACTTGGTCTGGATTGACATACAACATAGAGTGGTTAAGCCCCTCTTTATTGAATCGTGTTTACAACGAAACATCACCAGCAAGACCAATTTACGAAGAGCAGAGAGTAAATCAAACATACTCGGGGAATTCTTCATGCCTGACAAGCATTTCCCTTCGTGCGGATTATGCTTGTTATGGTTCAACGACACCAAATACACCCGCAAATTGCTATCAGGGTGGGCCAATAAAGTATGCCATCATCGATGGTGTTTTTCCTCCAAGTTTGACTCTTAATATTGATACAGGGGTCATGTATGGCAAAATTGATGACTTGGATGTTATTTTCCCTTTGGAATTTGGGCTGACTATGCCAGAGGGACTACCCGAAGATCCCGAAGATATTGAAGCGGCAAGAGTTTTTGGACTTTCATACGGGGAGCAAACACCAAGGCGGTTTACGGAGGACAACTATGGTGTTCGTGGATCTGCGGCACTTCATTCCGGAGGATTCCCCATTGCAAAAGGAATAGTATTCACCGCCCGAGCATTTGATTCGGATATGACGAGCGAATACATCGATGGCGTTTTTACAATCTCGACCTTCAATAATTGGTCATCGGACAGGGATGCATTCATCCTAAATATCAGGAATCAGATGTACATTGATGGCAATCCTGTGTCTAACAAAGATTATTTACGCATCATGAAGTCCCGTGGATATTTTCCAGATTGTTCATAAGAGGTAAAAATGGCAGCGGCACATCGACACACAGACATATGTTCGGGACATGGGTGTTTTCCTCCGAGAAGAAACCTTGAGGGTTCTGGTAGTGTCTTTGTAAACAGTTTGGGATGGCACAGGAAGGGTGATAGATGGGCAACACATTGTTGTGGAGATCATTGTCACCAAAGCAATACAGCCGAAGGTGCCTCTAGAGTCTTTGTTAATAGCCGACCGGCAGCACGGGTCGGAGATCCAGTCCATTGCGGCTCCGCTTGTGCTAGGGGCAGCACTAATGTCTACTGTGGGGGGTAATCATGTCGTTAGATGCCAATTTATGGTTTGACATAGGTGTGGGAGTCTCTGCTGTTTTGAGCGGACTAATCACGGGCGCAATTTTTACAAAGAATAGAATTCTTTGCAAGCAGAGGCAAGAGATTGAGGAAGCATCTATTAATCCAAAGAATTCCTCGTTTCAGATTAAGCACTCTTCAATACACGAAACACTCACAACACTTCGGGTAAGAACTGGAGCGGACAAAGCAAGAATCGGGCATTTTCACAATGGTGGCAAGTTTCTTGATGGAACCCCCATGAAAAAGTTCAGCATGACTCACGAATCTTGTGAGAGGGGGGTTTCATATGATGGAAGCAATTTGCAAAACATACTCGTTACGATGTTCTGGGATTTGGTTGAAGTAATGCGAGAAGATAAACCAACAATATTCCTGACAGAAGAAATGAATGATGGTTATTTTCGCTCATATCTTAAATCGAATGGAATTGTTGCATATGCCATTCTTCCGATCATGAAACAAGACCTTTATATTGGATTTGTTGAATTGGAATGGCTTGATGTAGAAAAACTTCCAAAATCAGACACATTGTTTGAAAACATCTTTGTCCAATCAAAGGACTATATCGAACTGGAACTGGCGATACGATAAAACAATGGCAAATATTACAAACACATCAATTGATTTGGACATCAATTTCGACAAAAACCCTTTGTCAGGGGATGTCGCACTTCGTAAAGATGAAGAGGCAATTAAGCGTTCTTTACGAAATTTGCTACTTTTCAGAAGAGGCGAAAAACCATTTCATCCTGAAATAAACTCTGGAATACAGGATATGCTTTTTGAACTCACCGATCCGGTGACTGTTGCCGAAATGAGAAATCGTATAGGAAACATGATAAAGGCATATGAGCCTAGAGTAACCTCTGCCGCAATTAATGTTGTGGATGTCATAGATAAGAATGAGGTAAGAATCACGATACAATTCACCATCAGAAATGTGCAAAGGGTGTTTTCAACAACAGTAGCACTTAAGAGACTACGATGAGCAATACTTCAAATAGACCAATTCAATCACTAGAGTTTGATGAGATCAAGAATAATCTCAAAGAGTATCTTCGTGGTCAAGAACAGTTCAAAGACTATGACTTTGAGGGTTCTGCTTTGTCGATCATTCTTGACTTGCTTGCGTATAACACCCACTATCAGGCGTTTTATGCAAACATGGTTGCAAATGAATCATTTATGGATTCTGCTGTTATGCGGCAATCGGTTGTTTCTCTTGCAAAGCATCTTAACTATACGCCAAGGTCGAAGAAGGCAGCACGATTGGATGTCGATCTGGTTCTAATTGATGGCGGATTGAATACCATTTTTACCCAAGATGTCATACGAGGGAATGTTTTTATAGATCAAGGATCGATATTTCGTGGAAAAGATATTGATGGAAAAACTGTCAATTTTGTCAATCTTGACACATACAAGGCTGTAAGAAGAAATAACACAAACTTGGTTCAAAATGTGACACTATACCAAGGAAACATAAAGCAAGTTTCGTATGTTGCAAATGTACAGACAACAACTGATGCACGGTTCACCATACCCGACTTGAATATTGATATAGACACAATTCGTGTTTCTGTTGCACGATCACAGAATGATTCTACTGGAGCAACAAGATTGTGGACACGATCCACAGATGTCAATAAATTGGACGGATCATCAACCGTATTCTTTGTCCAAGAAGGAAGAAATGGATTTTGGGAAGTTTATTTTGGTGATGGGATACTGGGTAGGGCAGTTGAAAACGGAAACATAGTCACGATGTCCTATCTTACAACAAATGGTTCTGCTGGAAATGGTATTGGCTTTGACGAAACTGAATTCAGCAGAGCAATATCTTCAAGCGATGATAGAATTGCTCAGGTACAAATCAAGAAAGATGAAAACAACAGAACAATTACTTCTTATGGCGGAAGAGACAGCGAAGATGCGGATTCGATCAAGTTTTATGCTCCAAGAAACTATCAGGCACAAGATCGTGCAGTAACTAATGATGACTACAGAGCAATATTAGGAAAAGAATATTCGGGAAGAGCGGACTCCTTCTTTATTTGGGGAGGAGAGGAAAATGATCCTCCAGAATATGGAAAGGTGTTCATCAGCATCAAACCAAAAGTCGGGACACGACTTTCTCTTTCCGAAAAACAAGCAATAGAAAAAAGCATTCTCGGTGAAAGAAATCTGGTAACAATCAAACCAGAAGTTGTTGATCCGGATATTCTTTACATCAATCCAATAGTGACAGTCTATTACGATGAGTCTAAAACTGGTGATAATAAGACATCGATGGAATCTGTCATAGTGGAGTTGATTAAGTTGTTTGGAACAAATTATCTCGGGCTTTTCAACAAGAATTTCAGAATGTCAAAGTTTTCATCGATGATTGATGGATCATCAAGAGCAATCAATTCAAACAGTAGTGATATCACATTGACAAAAAGATTTGAACCAAGTATAGGAAGAGCAGCACCGTATACAATTAAATTTGACAATTCTCTGCTCCATCCTGTTGATGGATACACATCAATTCTTACTAGCGAAGTTTTCAAGTATAGGGACACGACACAATCGGGGGAAACAAAACCTCTAGTTGATGCATATTTGGATGATGATGGGTACGGAAATATTCGCATTTACAAGAAAGTCGGAGCAAATACAATTCCAATTGTCAGAAACATCGGAACTGTTGATTATGAAACTGGCACTCTTTCTCTCCGCAATTTTAAAGTTGAAGGCTTGGGGGATGGTAAAACAGAACTTTCTGTGACCGTGAATCCAAGACAAAAGGATATTTTCTCAAGAAGAAACCAAATAATCATCATAGATGAAGCAAGTATTGCTGTAAATGCTGTTCCTGAAAAAACAGTCATAGATAGAAGTGCTTCCGATTCATCATTCCCCGGATGACTGTGAACAGCCATGAATATAGATGACCAAAGCAAACTATCGAACTTTGTGCCGGATCGTCTTCCCGAATTTGTTCGGGTTGACCACCCGACATTGGTAGCGTTTCTTTCGGCTTACTATGAGTGGCTTGGTCTTCGCCGCAATGAAGGAAAAATCCTTTCCCCTCTTGAGTTGGAAAATATAACCGACATCGATACCACTCTTGATCAATTTGTGTCACAATTCAAGGAAGAGTATCTGTTTAATTTTCCGGAATCTCTTGCAGTTAATCCGAATACGGGGAATGCTGTTGATCCAAAAAGACTGATGAAGAGTATTCGTCAGTTTTATCTTGCAAAAGGAACAGAAAAATCGTATGAGTTTCTTTTTCAAATTCTATACGACACTTCCGTTGAATTCTACTATCCTAAAAATGACATCCTTCGTCTGTCTTCCGGACGGTGGACACAGAACAACTATCTTAGAATCTCTAATGCGCTTGGTGACCAAATATACCGAGCAGCAGGAAACAACATAGTTCAAAAAGATTCCTCTGGAAAAATACTGGCTACCGCAAGAGTAGTTGATGTAAATGTATACCAAATTGGCAGTTTCCCGATAGCAGAACTTCTCATTTCTGGAAGAAACGGAACATTTAGAACAGGAAATCTTGGTATTGAGTTTAGTGATGGCGAAGACCAATTTCAAGAAGTTACTGTGTACAGCGTTGTTTCGTCTGTCACGATACAAAACGGTGGATCGGATTACGAACTTGGTGATCGAATTTATTTCGATGCTGTCTCTGGAGATCCGGGTCAGCAGGCAACCGGAACTGTTGCAGAAGTCGATAGTGCCGGTGGTATTAGAAAAATAGACATCGATGATTTTGGTATTAATTACAAACTGCCTCCGACAATCAGAATCGATAGTGCAAGAGGGTCAGGCTTTGCAGGATCTGTAACTGTCGGTTCTCTTTGCCAATCTGCGGGTTACTATTCAAACAATGATGGTCGTTTGAGTACAAATAAAGTCCTCCAAGACAATCATTACTATCAAAATTGGTCATATGTTCTAAAGACTGAGGCTGTTGTTGATCAATATCGTGAAATGGTTCGTCGCCTTGTACATCCCGTGGGTACAGCAATGTTTGGCACAGTATTGATCAAGCGTTGCGCCAAAGAAGATTTGCAAAACGCATCTGCGCTTATGTCTTTCAAGGTGCCTATCATCGGGCACTATACGCCATATACATTCCAAACTTTTGATGATTTGTCTCTTTGGTTTAATACAGGAATTACTAATTTCGATGTAGCAAATCAAGTCTATCAAGACCTTTTGACCCTTTTGAATGGTGATTGTTGGGGATCCACACCAGCATCGGGCAATTGGAACATATGCCAACAATTTGACTACAATAGAGATGAAATAATAGATGGAAATGATTTGGGTGCATTTAATGGTATTTGGGGGCAAGGACCAGAACAGCCTGGATACAATCCAGCATTTCATGATCCAATCATTCGACAAGAAGGTGATGGATATGCCGTTATTGGAAATCCTATAAGCAATAATGTTGATTTTGTTCCAGCAACTGGAAATGTTCTAGAAACCTCCGATTTCCCCGGTGCGGATCCATTTTGGATTATCTACAAGCACCCAAATAAAGAAGTTGATCGTGGGTATCACATTGCGAAGATTTGGAAAAAACAAGTTTCCGATTTCTTGGAAGGTGCGAATGGTTCGCCTTGGCCCGAGTGGCAATATGTCAAAGAGGGTCGTAGCATCGATGATATTGACGAGTGGGCCAGACCAATTAGAAATGAACTACAGATACCAATTGCAAGACTGCTTGTTGCTGGATGTGATGTTCCTCTTATAGATGCTTTTGGCATTTGTCCTGATAAAGGAAGAGAAAATGGTGGTCCTACAGCAATGTGCATACCCTGCCAATGCTCGGGGGGATGTCTCGATGTTTCCACGGAATTTGCATATGAAGGGCCATTCAACTGCAAATGTTCTGTTCTAGAACTTGCAAAAGACGATGATGGTTCCTGCACCTTTTTGGGAAGAAGCGCACCAGGAAATGGTGCAGCAAAATGCCGGTACATGGATGGAAATGTTTTGCGTACATATTGCACATTTGACTGCCAAACATGCTA